GCGCGTGAGCAGCGGCAGCTGCGACCACCGCTCGGCCAGCGAGGCGCCCAAGATGCCCGCAAGGTGGGGAGGGTAGAACGGCGTCTGCGCGGCCGCGTGCGCGGTCAGTTTGGCGAGGAGGTCATGGCGGCCAGCAAATTAGTTGTACCGGTGCTGACGGGAACCTTGATGGCAAGCGGCCACGTGGACCCTCCGGTGGACGATGGGACCAGCATCTCTGTAACCGTTGGCTACGGCGGCCCTGCGGCACCTTACGCGTTGTATGTGCATGAGGCCCTGGAAGGTGCTCGACCGCCGAGCCCCAATTAGTCTTGGACCAAAGCCGTGGCCGCGGGCAAGCAGATCCAGTGGACGCGCCCGGGCAGCGGGCCCAAGTACCTGGAGCGCCCGTTAAGAGAGAGACAGGACCAGTTGCCTGACCGGCTGCGGGATGCCGTACTGCGGGCGCTGAAGGCTTGAATGTTTCTCGACGACGTATACGCCTACCTTACGGGCGTGGGTACGGTGAACGGTGCCACCGGTTGGCCTCTTTTTGAGGGCTACATGCCCGACGACCAGGATCAGACCGTGGGGGTGTATGAGACGGGCGGCTTTCCGGCTGACACCTTATTCCGCGAGCAGCAGCGCATCACGTTCATGTTCCGGGTGAGGGGGGCGCGCCGCGACTATTCCAATACGCACAACAAGTGGAAGCAGATCTTCAACGCCCTGCAGGATTCGGGCAATGCCGAGACCGGCGGGCTCTACCTGCCCACGGTGATTTACATCCAGGCCATACATTACGGGCCCATGGTGTTTACTGACGACAAGAGCCGCGTCAATATGACCGGCAATTTCCGCGCGATGCTCAGGCCTTCGACGGTCTGAAAACTCAGGAAAGGAAAATCTGATGAAGTTATACGCCCTGATACTGCTGGTTTTCGGGCAGTTGGCGGCAGGACCGATGGGACTCGACTTCAATCTTCACGTCGAAACGTTCTTCGGCGAGGGATGCAGTGTGACTTCGAGCGGCGCTCCCGTTGCGTGCAGCACCTTCGATGGGCCCTTCGGTCCGCTGGCATTCGGTATAGCTAATGCAAGCCGCACCGTTAATCCTGGGTTTCTCTCCTTCTCGCTCCATGGCGATGCCAGAGCCACCGGCGAAGCAGGCCTGGCTTCAGCCGGTGCCAATTACGACTATCTGCTCGGCTTCCCCACGGCCGCTTCCGGTGTGATCACAGGCGAATACTTTGTCCAGGGGCTGGTCACGGTCGAGTGTCTCGAAAACCCGTTGGGGGTCGGGATCCGCCAGGGCGCTGCCAGCGCCTCTTTTTCCGACTGTAATGGCAGCGGGCCGGGCGGGTATCCGGACCAGCTAGTGATGCTTAACTCCCCTTTCATAGCCGGACACACGCTCGAAATCAGCGGCTCGGCTCTTGTGCTCGCCAGCACGCCACCGTCTCCCATTAATGCGGATCTGTCGTTCGAGCTTATAGGGTTCTTTGATCAGGCCGGAAACCAAGTGGCATTTGCTCCGGTTTCTGAACCGAACCTGTGGGCGGCTTTGGCTTTCGCACTGGTGCTGATTTGCGGCTTGAGCCTGCGCACGGTCTAAAAACGGTGCCGGACTTCACCACCTGGCTGCTGGCCGATAGCGGCGCAAGGCCGATCCGTAAAGCGACGAGCAACCTCACCCCGAAGGCGGCGGTGGGGTATGTCTACGCTCCAGGCACGAGCTTGTTGTGCGGCGAGTGCGCCTTTATCTCGACGGACGGTCTATGCACGGACTATTCAGGGGTGGAGCAGAAGGTCAGCCTCAGCACTGGAAGCTGTAACGACTGGCAGGATCTGCGCAAGGGCCGGATCAAGGGCAACGGTTCCCGCACCTGGCAGCAGACCGCCTACCTCGAAAATCCCACCGGCTTCGGCTGCCGCCGCTGCGGACACATGGACCTGAAGGGCGAGGACTGCGACGCCGTGGACAAGGACTCCCCGGGCGACAACCCAGGCCGGATTGACGCCCGCGGCTGCTGTACGTTTTGGGGCCGCGATCCTCAGCGCGGCAATTGGCCGGAAAGCCGGTTTTGAATGGCACAAAGGGTAAGCGCCGCCGCCCTGCTGGTGGCCCGTGACGTGTTGAAGGACTACAAGCTGGAAGTGCGCCCGGAGAAGGCCCTGGTGGGGATGACGGCTTCGGAGGGGCATGTAGCCATCGTGATCGACTACGCCACAGGCGTCTACAAGATCGCCGAACTGCGCCCGGTGCTGAACTACTGGCAGTGGCAATTGTCCGCTAAGAAGGCTAAGCCTGACCAGTTGGTGGCCTTTTTAGAGCAGCTCCTCGAGACCTTCCGCGAGGTTCCGCAGTACGGACCGAAGGAGGAGCCGGTGAAGGTCGACGTAGTCCTGAAGGTGCCGCCGGAATGGGTGAGGTATCCGTTCGCAACCGAGATCGAGCTGTCCAAGAGCGCGATAGAGGCGTCCCGGTTCCTCGGCTACTACTACACCATCACGCCGCAGGGCCCCCGCGCATTCGACCCTGCCGAGGACCTGATGGAGATTGCCCGCATCGCTGAGGTCCGCCTGCGCCTCGACCGCGCCATAGAGGCCGTGCCCCTGGTGGAGAAATATCGCGACCGGATCAAAAACGGTCAGGCCACCGAGAAGGAGATCCGGCTCTGTTTTCGGGACATCGGAATGTCCCTCAATTATTTGCCCAACTTTATCGGCCGTCCGGAAGAAATGCTGCTTGTGACATAAGGAGAACAACCAATGGGTATACACACCGCAAAAGGTACCGACTTACACTTCGATGTTACCGACCAGGGCCTGCCCGGGGTGGGGGTCCACGTTGCGCAGGTCCGCTCGATCACGGGCCCGACCATCAAGCCTAAGATCGTCGACGTTACCTCCCACGATACGGTCGGATTCTGGGCCCGCAAACTGACCGTGCTGATCGAACCCGGCGATCTCAGTTTCGAAATCAACTGGGATGTCTGCGAACCGAGCCACGCGTTTACCAGCAACCAAAGCTTGTGGTTCGCCATGGTGGGCAACCAGGCCGTGCCGAACTCGGGTCTGGCGCGAACGACCCTGGAACTGGAGTTCCCCTTCGGGGCGGGGCATCTGTTGTTCAGGGGGTATGTGGCCCAGCACGAGTTTACGGTGCCCGTAGACAATGTGCTGGCCGCCAAGATCCAGCTTGCCATCACCGATCAGGTCGAAACCCTGCCGCCTACCAAGCCCCCAATCTGCCCCTAGAGGAAGGAGATCCATGCCCAACAACATCGCCGAAACACGTGTTCGGATCACGCTCGGAGACAAGGAATACGTGTTGTTTTTCAATGCCAACACAATGTGTGCTTACGAAGAGGCGACCGGTAAGAATTTTCTGGCCACGGTCGCCTCTCTCTATCAAGCCTACCGGCCCATCCTGGCCAGCCAGCAAAATGGCAGTGAACCTCCTGCTGCCGTGGCCACTATGGACGTGCTGAAGCGCGTTCCCATGTCCGAGCTGACGGCCATGGTATGGGCCGCGATGCACACTTATGACGACAAGGACGAGCCCTCCTGGCCGCTGACTCTCTCCAAGGTGCGGCGCATGATCAATCTGGCCACTATTCCGAAACTCTTCCTGAGCTTTCTGCAAGGGCAAGCCAGCAACAGCCCTACCACTGCCGAGATGGGGGAATCCCCGGCGCTGTCCGAAGACCCCGGGACGACGACGAACACCACGGCAGCGCCGAAACCCAACGGCAGTGGTGGGGAACGTTCTACCGCATTGCCCGAGGACGCTTTCACTTAACCGACCGTGAGATCGGTAAACTCACCTTGCGGCAATTCTACTTGCTGCTCGCGGAGTGGTACGCCCAACAAAAACTGGAGGACGCCCGCTGCTACCGGCTGATCTGTTGCTGGGTGAGAGACGTTCCCGCTTTCGAGACCGTGTTTCCGCTCTGGGAAGAGTCCGAGGCCGAGGTTCGAGAGGATGACGAGGACGGGGACTCCTCGTTCTATGCGGTGACCGCCGCGCTGACTCCCTACCGAAATGTGAATTGAGGATGATCCAATGGCCGAATCCATTGCCGATGTTGTCGTAAAACTGGAAGCCGACTTTTCCGAGCTGCAGGACCAACTCAAAAATGCCGGAGCCAGCATGGAGGACCTCTGCGCTCAGGCCAGCGGCTTAAGCGATTGCCTTGACTCACTGGGCGACGCCATGACGACGCCCGCTGCGGAAGGAGCGAACCAGCTCAGCCAGTTTGCGGATTCCCTGGAGTCGGCCAATGCGGCGGCCTACGCCGCAGCAGCAGGAGCCGCTGAGGTGGCCACCAGCCTGGAGAATATTCCTGACACGGCTGCAGCGGCCAGCGATGAGATCCAAGGCCTGACCGAGGCCCAGATGGACGCCGCCGATGCCGCCCAGCAGATCATCGACACCCAGGAAGAGCTGGATGCCAAGGTCGAGGAACTCCGCGGCGCGGTGCAACTGCTCAATGAGGCCTTCAAGGAAGGGGAGGCCAGCCCTGAGGCACTGGCTCGGGCGCAGCACGAACTGGCTAAAGCCATCAAAGAGGCCGGAGCCGCTGCCGAGGAGGCCAAGGACCCCATCGAAGAGCTGGTGCACAAGGTGCTGGAACTGGCTGGAATCGGCTTCGGCCTGGACCAGTTGAAGGAATTCGTGCTGTCCATCATCGAGGCCGGGGCCGAAGCCGAGCAGATGGGAATAGCCCTCGGCCACATAATGGGAAGCTCCGAGGCGGCCTCCGATGCCATCGAGCA